GGGCATCACTTACTGTGACATCGTCTCGTATCGAGACCAAGACATGGTGAACACGAAGCCGTTTGTTTGGCACACCGAATTCACGGTTAAGGCATGGCTGTTTGAAACCGTGCCATCAACATGAAAACGTTAGAGGTGAGCATGCGAAAATGAGCGTGTATGGAGCGCACGAAGCCAAAGTCTACTACGTGCAAGAAACCACCTACGGTGTCACGCCAACAAACCCGAACATGCTGGGCATAGCCACAGCGGAAAACGTTGAACCCGCCTTAGATCCAAGGTTGGTCAAGGTGCGGGGCATAGGCTCAAGAGACCTTCAGGTTGTGCGCCGAGGCTTGAGACAAGTTGATTTGAAGGTTGCCTATGCCCTTCCAAGCGATGCGCCTATCAACTTCTTGCAGCACGTACAGACCCTGAACTCGTTGAGCATCGAGGTTATCTACGAGAAGACGAGTGGCATCATAGACTTGCTGCACAAAGGCTGCAGAATGGACAAAGTCACAGTTGAATGCTCAATCGAAGACATTGTTAAGGCTACGGCTGAGCTGATCGGTCAGGACTTGGCGGTTGGAACCAGCAAAATCACAGGCGCCACGTACGCCGATTACGGCGGCGTCGTGCCCTTCTACGAAAGCTATGTGCAACGAGGCTTAGGAGACGGATCAGGCTTAGCAGCAGTGGAGAGAGTGACGGACTGGAAGTTCACGGTTGAGAACAATCTGAAGCGAGTGCCAGTTATCCGCAGCACAAGCGGGTATTTGCTCAAGTATCTGCAGGAACGCCACCGAATATTGGCTGGAGAGTTGACATTTGCGTTCGAGAGCAAGCAAGAGTATGATGACGTTGTCAACGACAGTGAGTTCAGTCTTAAATTCGGCTTGGGTGGCAGCAACAGCACCCTGTTCAAATACTGTAAATGGGAGAGACTGACCTCGCCAACAAAGGTTGAAGATTTAGTTTCGTTGAAGGCGCCTTTCGTCGCGCGAGACCTAGTCATCACCTAGGGTGAACGAAAGTGGTTGAAGTAAGTATCCTAAAAGGTTTCGGCTACGAAACCGCCATGCGTAAGAAATGGATGAAGATGTGGCAGAAGCTGGGGGAGCGCATTCTGAAGTTGCCCAAATGGATGCAAGACATTGTGCTGGAAGACGTGAACACTGCGTTAAGAAACCGAGTAGCCGTCATGGAGATGATTCAAAATGCAAAGCGAAGCCGTTGAACTTGACGATCGCTTCGGAAAAGAATACGCTGGAAAGTATGTTTTCCAAGAGATCACATGGGCTAAGCGCAGTCGCATAATCCAGAAACACACGCGGTATCATCCAGTCTCCGGACAGATTGTCAACAGCGATTTTGTCGCCATCCAAGCAGAGACAATTTGGGCAAGTCTGAAGGAACAGCCGGTGCATAAACCTATTACCCTTGAGAAACTGCTGAACGAAGAAGACGGCATACCAGTTGAGCTGGGAGAACTATTCTCGAGATTAGTCAACAAGCTGTGCGGCATGTCTCGGGAAGGGGAGCGTTTTTTATCAGAGCAATCCGAAGAGGCAAACCGCATCCAGCTCTCACAAAGTTCCGCTTGTGCAAGGAATTCGGGTGGACACCAAACCAACTCGACGCACAGCCAGCCAAAACAATTGAGGAGTTCATCGTCATCCTAAGCGAGGTTGATCGTCAAACAGAGGAGGAAATAGGCAAAGCGAGGCGGGAGGCACGTTTCAATGTCAGTCGAAATGTCAGTTGATCTTCAGGGTGTTGCTGAGTTGCAGCGCAAACTTGTCCGAGTGGATCAAGACATGCGCATGTATGTTGATGAGGCTCTTGACAGCGAAGTCTCTGGCATGCGCGAGTTGGCTCGGAGTCTAGCGCCTAAACGAACAGGTTTTCTGGCTTCCACGATCTATACGGAGAGAGTTGGCGAATGGGCTTTCATACTGGGCGCAAAGGCTGAGTACACGTATTTTGTTGAGTTTGGAACCCGTTTTATGAGAGCGAAACGCTTTCTCAGCCGAGCCTTAGAATCAGCTATGCCAAGTTTAGTGTTGCACGTTAACCAGGCTATAAAAGAAGCCATCGTGGAGGCAAGTGCCACGTGAGTTTCCATGAGATCAGTGTCGCCGTTCGGGCTGAGAATCGCGCGAGTTACGCTTTTCGTACAATTGCCATGGACGCCGTTCATTTGGCCTACAGTTTTGGAGCGTTAGATTCTCAAACAGGACGAATGTTGACTGGAATTATGACCGCTGTGCATTTGTTCACTTCTTTGAAGGCGGCTCTGGGCACGACAACTGTGGCTCAGGTGGCGCAGGCTGTGTCAACTAATGTGGCGGCGGCAGCGACTTGGGTGCTGAACTCTGCTTTAGCTATGAAAATCGCTTTGCTCACGCTTGGTGTCGGCTTGATAGCAGCAACGGCTGCTTACATGGCTTGGTTGGCTTCAACCACACGTGACGCGGCTTCAGCTCAGGCAGAGTACAATGCAGAGTTGGCGAAGGAGCCTTCGACTCGGGGGATTAGGCGTACGGGCGAAGAAGAGTTTTACCGCAGAGGAGTCGAATACTGAAGATGAGTGTTGCTCTGCCGGTTTGCGCTGTTGTTTTTGGTTCTGTGACTCCGCCTCAGAGCGACGTTTTGGAGTTGAGAGTTCATTTAGGCTGCACAGATGAGGTTTCCAGCTTCGAGTGCCTGTTGCAGAACTTTGACAAGAAATACAGTTTGGGCGGCTCGTATCCGATTGATGTCGGCGTGGACGGCAGCGTCAGTATAGGCAGAGGGGGCAACTGCCCGTTAATTGCCACGGTTTCGGTTGAGGAGATTAAGGCTCAGTCGAACGCTGTGGGCGACAATTTCCTACGTGTTCTGGGCAGATGCTGGGGTGAACGCCTCTTCCGTCGAGTTGTGACCAAAACATATGAGAACCAGAAGGGCGAAGCCATCGTCAAAGACATAATCGACAATTATGTTGGGCTTTCTCATGTCAGGAGTTCGGTTGAGCTGATTGAAGACACGGATACGACTTACACCAAGCTTGAGTATGAGAACACGTCTGTCTTCGACGTTTTGAAGTATATTGCGAAGACAGCTGACAAGACGGGGTCAATCGGCTTCGATTTTCGAGTGGCGCCAGACGGCAAATTCGAGTTTTTTCCACGAAATAGCAAGACGTCGTCTGTGAGCCTATCAGAACGGTTAGAGGTAAGCGAATACAGGAGGAGCGTTTTTCGCAAGCGGGACAAAGTCTTGGTTTTTGGTGCTGCTGAGAAGAAGTATCCGAGTAACGGAGACTCTTGGACCGAGACCCTCGACATAAACAGCGACTCGATAAATGATTGGGTGAGCGGCACTGGCACGGGCAATGTGTTACTAGACAGCGCAAACAAAGCTGTGGGCTCTTACAGTATCAAGCATACTACGAGTACACCTGATTATTATGGGCGGCTTCGCTTAATCATTCCCACTGGTTGGCAGCCTGACCTCAACAAGCATCCGACTCTGCAGTTTCAGGTTCGTCGAGAATCAGCGTTCTCTGGTCAAGCTACAGTTGCTTTGATTGATAATGCTGGCAAATGGGTTTCGCGTGAGTTTCAGGTGGCAGCTGACAGATGGTACATGCAAAGGTTCAATGTAGGCAAAAAATATGTAAGCGAGTGGCAAGGCCCTGATGCTGCCAGCTTCAACTGGGAAGCAGTTAATGAAGTCCTTTGGGACATGCATTTCAGCGGAACCGGCACAGGCAGTTTCTGGATCGACAATTTGTTCTTTAACAGTGCTCGTTGGAGCGCCACCTACGGCTCTGGCTCACGTGAACTGTCCGAGACCGATGAGGAATTACACAGCGATAATGAATGTTTGCTGCGTGCTAAGGCGTTGTACGAGCAGTTGAGCAATCCAAACGAGTACATCAGGGTCATAAGCGACATCATTGATTATGGAGCAACGCCTATTCTGGCTGGCGACAGGATATGGATAACCTTGCCCAACGAGAATGTTGATGGCTACTACCGAGTTGTGAGCGTTGAATACCGCCTTGTAGCTGAGACTCAGACTTGGGAGACTACGCTGGAGCTGGGCAGAGAGCCCCCGCTGCTGGCTGACTACCTGTACGCGCTTAAGACAAAGACTGGAAGCTTGTCACGCTACAAGATTGGAAGGGTATGAAAGCGTGGACAAAGGCAGAAGAACTGTGGTTGAAGTTCGAGAAGACTTGCATAGAGAGATCAGAAAGCTGGCATTGCTGAACGACCTGAGGATATATGAATTGACGAATGCCATGCTTGAAGATTACCTAAGAAACCAAGAAAAAATCAAAGCGTTGATCAACAAGCTAAGACTCTGAAGCGCGTGCTGAATTTGGTTGGATAGA